GGCGCGGTTACAGACTTACAAAACATTAGTTTAGTAAAACAAAGACTAACACCACTTGTTGGTACTTTTGGTATGGTCGCAAAAGATCAAACACCATACTCAAGTTGGGTAACTAAAGCCAACCCACAAAATACAAACACAGGATTTTTTACTATAACACCATTTATTGCCGGTACTGGTGCACAATTATCATCAACGATTACACCGATTGCGGCAACACCAGCAACACCAACTAAACCATAAAAATAAATAATAATATATTTATAAATAAAAAACAATGAAAAAGATAATTAGATTAACAGAATCAGATCTTACAAGAATTGTAAGACGTGTGATTAAAGAACAACAAACTAAAGAGGATAGTTCTATTAAAGCAATAATGGATCAAGTTGCAGGAATTTTAAATGCACAAATAGATGCAAAAATTAAAACAGATCCTAAGTTCCCAAACATTAAATTATCTGTTGAAAGAAAATCTGATGCGACCGACACACATTATAAATTTAAATATGGTAATACACCTATAGGTGAAGCACAAAGAGTTTCGTCAATGTTAACATCTAACGGACCTCGTATTATTGGAAATAGTATAATACAAACGTTTAATATTAATTACAATAAAGAATTGCCAAGTAATTTACAACAATTACCCCAACCAGGACTTAAACAAGCCGTAAATACTTGGGTTGCACAATTTACAACACCAACAAAACCATAAAAATAAAACCCATCTTTTGATGGGTTTTTTGTTTTAAGAACTTTTCACGATTAGAAAGTCGGTGAATTTGGTTAATTCAATAAAGTTATCTGTGTTTGAGAACCAAGTTACTTGTTCGTTATTTATATCGGTATTAATAACCATCCAAATGTTATAACCTTCAATTAAAAACTTAACTAAGACAACACCATCCTTATCATCAAAGGTAATTTCACCCTCACTCAAAACAATGTTGTTTTTGATGTGTGTGAATGACTTGTTTGTTAAATCAATATTATATGTACTATTAACTTTTCTGTACTCATAGTCTAAACTGTCGTTGTTGATAAGATTAAAAACACTGGTGTCATAACCATATGTGTCAATAACACCGGACACCTCAATTTTAATAACTTGTGAATTAACAGAAGTTGTAAATAACAGACATAAAATAAAAATAATTGTTTTCATAATGTTTGGGTTTTAAATTATTAATACATCAAAGATATATATATTACTAAAACAAACGTAAATTTTAACATTTTTTAACAATTTGTCTTTTATATAAATATTTGAGAATGTTCCAGAACACAACAACATCTTTTTTCTTTATATAAAACAACCAACCATTATATTTATTAAATATGGCAAATGGTGTAACATATGGGATAAATTTTCCTTTTAGAGATTCTTTTAATGGACGTTATTTAGATTTATCTGACACTACGGATGAAGAAATTAGAACTGATTTAGTACATTTATTATTATCCAGAAAAGGAACAAGATATTTTTTACCAGACTTTGGTACGAGATTATATGAATATATTTTTGAACCATTAGACGGACCAACGTTTGCTGATGTTGAATCTGAAATTAGGGATTCTGTTGAAAAATACATACCTGGGATTCAGATTTTAAATATTGAAATTAAAGATGCTTCTGAGGGTGAAGAAAATAAAGGTACATTTATTAATTCACAAGGTGAACGAGAATATACGGTACAGGGTATTGGTGAAAAAGAACATACGGCAAGAATAAAAATAAATTATAGGGTAACAAATCAAGCGTTTGAAAGTACAGATTTTGTTATTATTAATATTTAATAATTATGGCAGAGAAAAAGATTTCATATACGGCTAGGGATTTTCAAACGATTAGAACGGAATTAATAAATTTTACACGAACGTATTATCCAGATTTAATCCAGAACTTTAATGATGCTGGTGTTTTTTCTGTTTTAATGGATTTGAACGCGGCGGTAACTGATAATTTACAATTCCAAATAGATAGAAGTATCCAAGAAACAGTATTACAATACGCACAACAAAAATCATCAATTTATAACATAGCAAGAACATACGGATTAAAAATCCCTGGTCAACGACCTTCTGTGGCGTTAGTTGATTTCTCAATTACAGTACCAGCCTTTGGTGATAAAGAAGATTTGAGATATTGTGGTATATTAAGACGAGGATCACAAGTATCTGGTGCTGGACAACCATTTGAAACGGTTTATGATATTGATTTTGCATCACCATTAAATGCCGAGGGATCACCAAATAGATTGAAAATACCAAATTTTGATTCAAATGGTAAGATTTTAAATTATACAATAACAAAAAGAGAGGTTGTTGTTAATGGAACAACAAAGGTATTTAAGAGAGTTATTACACCAAATGATGTAAAACCTTATTTTGAATTATTCTTACCAGAAAAAAATGTTTTGGGAATAACAAGTGTTTTATTAAAAGACGGTACACAATATACAACAATACCTGAACCACAAGAATTTCTTGGGTTGGATAACAGATGGTATGAAGTTAAAGCGTTAGCTGAAGACCGAGTATTCATTGAGGACCCAACAAAAGTGTCAGACCAACCTGGTGTTAAAGTAGGTAAATATATCACAACTAACACTAAGTTCATTAGTGAATACACACCAGAAGGTTATCTAAAAATGACATTTGGTGGTGGTAATGTTTCGACTGAAGAACAATTACGAGAATTTGCAAGAACTGGTAATTCATTTGACTTGAATAAGTACTCAAACAATCTAGCACTAGGTGCCGCGTTAAAATCAAACTCTACTTTGTTTATACAATACAGAATAGGTGGTGGACAATCAACAAACCTTGGATCAAATGTAATCACACAGATTGGTACCGTTTCATTTTTTGTCAATGGACCATCAGAAACAATCAATAAAAGTGTTATTAATACATTGAGATGTAATAACGTGACCGCTGCGATAGGAGGTGCGAACGCACCAACAACTGAAGACGTAAGGCAAATGGTTTCATTTAATTTTGCAGCACAAAACAGAGCGGTAACAATTAATGATTACGAATCAATAATAAAAACAATGCCGTCACAATTTGGTGCACCAGCAAAAGTTGCGATAACTGAAGAAAATAACAAGATAAAAGTTAAAATGTTATCTTATGATAGTAATGGTAATTTAACTGATACAATATCAAACACACTAAAAAGTAATTTATCAAATTATTTATCAAACTATAGAATGATAAATGATTATATCTCAATTGAGAGTGCAAACCCAATTGATCTATCTGTTGACGTTGACGTTGTCTTGGATGCAACACAAAACCAAGGTGCTATCATATCAAAATTAATTAATATTGTAACAACATTCTTTAGTCCAACAAATAGACAATTAGGTCAAAATGTTAATGTTTCAGAATTAAGACGAATTATCCAGAACGAAAATGGAATTGTAAGTATTTCGGATTTAAGGTTTTTCAATAAGGTTGGGGGTCAGTATTCTTCATATCAGACATCACAAAGGTATTCCGATTTATCAACAAAACAAATTGAATTAATAAATGATACGATATTTGCTGAACCAACACAAATTTATCAAATCAGATTCCCAAATAAGGATATTAATGTTAGGGTAATAAACTTAAAAAGTATAAATTTTTCATAATAAATAATATGTGATGAAAATAATAATAACTGAAAACCAATATAAACTAATCAAAGAAAACGTTTCTTTAAAAGAGAAGTTATTGGGTTTAATTAAAAAAGTTGGTTTTGAATCTGTTGTAAAGATTGTAGGATCCTTGGATAATTTATTTAAAATTTTTGACATCAAAGAACCGATGGACTTCTTAAATTTATTTAACGATCTGGAATCAGTTCAGAGCGAAGAACGTGAAGATTGGACGTTATATCGTTTTAAAAAAGGTCATAATTTTATGATTTACGATAGAAAAAATGAGGTTGTTTATATCAATTATTATGAAATTTGGTCAGTTTTGGAAGACAAATTTGGACTTAACTACTCTGAAACACAGGAACTTACAAAGAGATGGTTGGATGAGGTCTACAATTTAAGGGGAGTCACACCAAAGATGAACACTTGGACAGCACCTTCTGGTGTTGGATGAGGTCTACAATTTAAGGGGAGTCACACCATTTCCATTATCATCCATTCTTGTAACGAAGTTGGATGAGGTCTACAATTTAAGGGGAGTCACACCTATGAACACAAAAATGATTTCACCAAGAGAAGGTTGGATGAGGTCTACAATTTAAGGGGAGTCACACCTGTGAAGGAAAAGGTATATTTGGGAGTGGGTTGGATGAGGTCTAAAATTTAAGGGGAGTCACACCCGAAGGAATTCGTTCACCAATGGTTAATTGAGTTGGATGAGGTCTACAATTTCAATTATCATTTCACAATAATTGAAACAACAAATATAATTTCACTTTTTGTGAAACAACACCAATCTTTTACTTTTTCAGAAACAAGATTATTCTTTGAAAATAGGAAATAAACTATTTATCAAAAAAGAAGGAATTAATGCCCAAGTCATATAGAATAAGAACCGAGATTGGTCAAGACAAGTATGTTAATGTTAAATTAGAACAAGATTTTGACCAATTAGAAATATTATCACTTAAAATAAACGAATCTGATATCTACACTAGAGTTTGTTCGGATTATGGTGTTATTGTTGGTCGTGTTTTGGTTAATGGTGGATTTGGAGTACCAAACGCAAAAGTATCGGTTTTTATACCATTGTCAGATGATGATGAGTTAAACCCATTGATTTCTGAATTGTATCCATATAAAAATTTAACTGATTTAAATGAAGATGGTTATAGATATAATTTATTACCAAAAGATCCCTCTTATACAACACACGCAGCAACAGGGACGTTTCCAACAAGAGATGAAGTTCTGTTAGACCAATCGTACATTGAAGTGTATGACAAATATTATAAATTTACGGTTAAAACAAATGAAAGTGGTGATTATATGATATTTGGTGTTCCAACGGGAACTCAAACAATTGTTATGGATGTTGATTTATCTGACATAGGTTGTTTTTCATTAACACCACAAGATTTAATTGACTCTGGCGTTGCCAATCCATCACAAGTTAATGGAAACACTTTTAAAACCTCAACAAATCTAAATGAGTTACCACAAATTAAAACTTTAAATAAGATTACTGAAATCGCACCATTTTGGGGTGATGCTGACATTTGTCAATTTGGTATAAATCGTCTTGATTTTGATTTAACCGCCGAGGCGAATATAAAAATTGAACCGACAGCGATTTTTATGGGTTCGTTAGTATCAACATCCGACGAGGACTCAATTAAACGTAATTGTAAACCAAAGAATAATACTGGAAACATGTGCGATTTGGTTGCCGGTCCGGGACAGATATTGGCGATTAGACAAACTATATTTCCAGATCAAAATAATAACCCATTACTTGAACAATATAAGTTAGATGAAGATGGTAAAGTTATTGACGATAATGGTACCTGGTTAATTAATGTACCAATGAACTTGAATTATGTCATAACTAATGAATTTGGGCAACAAGTTATATCAAACGACCCCCAAAAAGGTATACCAACAAAGGGAAAATATAGATTTAAAATTAAATGGCAAAACGAACAAGGATTACAGAATGATTTTTTACGTGGTAATTTTTTAGTTCCAAACATCAAAGAACACGGATGGTCTAACCCAAATACAGATCCGTTTAATCCAGCGAACACTAGTACAGTACAAATCCAAATACCAACTGGTTTATTAACTGGTACAACTATTATAACACAAAATGGTGGTTTATTACTAGAGGACAATGTAAACTCACAAAACTATAGTGTTGTAATAAACGGAAACCCATATTATGGTGATACGACTTTAATACCGGTGACAATTGGTGATACAGTACAAATTGTATCAAACCCTATTGATGACACTCAACAACAAACATTTATTTATACTGCTTTGCCACAAGACTATTATGATGTATTAAGATCGTATGCGTTTAGTTTAGACTGGGATGATTATGTTGATAAACAATCGGCAATAAATTGTGAAGACACTTTTTATGAATTTAATTATAATAAGGTATATACAATTAGTTCATTTATTGATCGTTATAAAAATGGTAAAGGTAGATCACGACATTTGGGAATAAAAGAAATTACCGATAGATCTTGTCAAAGTGAGAATAATAAATTTCCAGTTAATGACTTACAGAGAAATTTTGATTTTATTGAGTTTGTTGTTAGTATTTTACTTTTCATTTTAAAGTACCCACTAATTATATTATTATCTTTAGGGCACTTTGTCGCATTAATCTGGCCAATTTTTAAATGGTTAATTATTGTTTTAATACCAGCGTTATTAATATATCTCGCAGTACAGGCTTTTGGTACTGCCGCAACATCATTCCCAGCATTAGGTATTGTGATACCTCAAATTTTGGCAGGAACGTTATATACGTTATTATTGGTGTTTTTTATTGCAAAGATCGTCCCTAAAATAATATCAAAAAAAGGATTTTCAAGGATAGCACTACCTATGATTTCTTACCCCGATTGTGACGCATGTCCCTGTGAGGATCGTTCAGCGGATTTTGATGAAGTTGAAACTTTCACGGTAGAGGGTGAAACAAACTCGTCACAACTTGCAAACACTAGTAGTTCTAATAGTTATGGTTGTGGTGAGGCAAACGTTATTAATAAAAACCCCAATATAGATAAATTTTATAACAACTGTGATGATTTGGATGATAATCAACAAGTCCTTGCAATACAAAACGCCATAACACAATATTATCAAATGTTTGGTGGTGTTGACAATCCTGACGTTTCGTGGAGACGAGGGTCAACATCTTTTTTAAGTAGATCTGGTGATTGTGGTACTGGTAATGATGAATATGGTTACCCGTTAACAGAACCGTGGAGTCAGAAACTAAACGCGTTTAACCTTAGAGATAAATACTTTTCAAATGTCAATCAAATAACAACTAGTGTTAACGGTTCGCCAGAATTTAAAGATCAGGTCGTGGTATTGGTTGGTGACCCTAGTATGATATCAACATTTCAGTCTGGTGACTTATTAACATTTAATGATCCCCAAAAATCAACAGATTTAATAAGGTTAACTGGGTTGACAGATAATAGTGGAAACACAATAACAAATGAATTTGGAACCTCATCAATAACTGGTACAACAACTGTTGGACAATCAATAGGTAGAACAATTTATTATGCTGACCCAAGTAACCCCAATAATAGTTTACCAGTAAATATCAATATAATACAAACGGGTGATATTGAAACGAACTACAAATTTATAGCCGATACCGAGTACTTCCAGGTTGTCACTGGTTTAACGGTACAACAATTTATTGATTTAGGTCCTGATTTTAATGATAGTGGTTCGTTTCCTAGTGAATATTTGTACCATAGAATACGTTATACTTACGATAAGTGGGGTACTGGTGGAAACAACAAGAGTCAGAGTTGGTCTGCAATTGGAACACAATGTGGCGGGCCAAATTTATTGTCAATTATGGTTTTAGTTAGGGGTGTTGATCCGTATACCGACCGACAAAACATAACGTATGGTATTGGACGATTGTTCGGTAAACAACATAATGATATACAAGTAAACGGTATGTTTAAATTAAACAACCCAATTAGAGGTTATTCAAATGGGCTAAAACCAATTGAACACAACAACGTTAATGATAATACACCAATAACATCAGGTACTGATAGAAAGTTATTTTACCCATCCTTTACCTTTACACCAGACCCAACATTGTTTGCACAATACCCCAATCAAAACTCAACACTACCTTATTATTATTTGTCAACAGATCATAATAATTCAAATTTGGGTTCATACTCACCTGTTTCGTCATTACAAAACCTATCTTCATTGGTAGATGCAACAACAAATAGACTATTATTAACAAATACGAATAGATTTTTACCATTTAATAACGCGTTATCAAACCCTAATGGGTATCTTGATGTACAATTAACTAGTGATAATAACACTGGTTCACAATATGCAACAACCGTTGGACAAACATTTGATTTAGCAACAAACAACTATTACGTTGGTGGTGGTACATTTTTATATAGTGATGTGACACGTAATAGTACTTTTGGTAGTGGTTCACAACAACAAAGATGGTGGTTATACTCTCCGGCGTACCATACCTATACGTCATTAACGGGAATTAATTTTAATAATGTTAATGGTATTGTAATGAGAAGTGACAGGTTACCAACTTCAACAACAACCGAAGGGTCTGTTGGAAACGTTAACACTAGTTTTGCATTACACCAGAATAATGGTTTTGTAATATATAAGATTCCAGATACTGGATTATTGGACGCTGACATAAGTATTTTATCAACATCACCTGATCAAACTGGTAATATGCAAGACTTAGATTACACAGGAAATGTTGGTACATCTATTGTTAATTCGTTAAGTTGTAGTGGTCTTGTTGAATTACAATGTTACACTGGTAGTGGTGTGAATTTTGGTGTTGACCCAAATTGTGTTAATAACGACAAAGTTGAAGGTGGTTGTTATTATTTGCTAAACAAACCATATGTTGCAAATTTAGATGATGATATAAAATTATTTTTAGAATGGTCAACTAGGTTTAGAATAAATTTTGCTGCTTGTAGAGGTGTGTTTAGTCATATGTTCCAAAATAACTGGATTAACGGGGTGTTATATATGCCGTCATTTAACAAGGGGACAAACTTTAATATTTCTGGTCAAGTAACTAATTATCAGTATTGTAATGGTGTTGTTGTTTTTGATGAAATTAGTAATAATTTTTATTACCGAAGTTCACCTTGGGATGGTAATGATTTTATTGGTTCAATACCACCACCACCAACATCAGCAGTTCCTGGTTTGTTACCTGCAACCCCAGACCCATCACAAAATACTAGACAAATATTATTCCCAACAACAATTATGGATTTAGGTAAACGTGACGAATTTGTATCTGAGATATGTGCAAATCCTAATTTATCTGGCGAATATTTGGTTGATACACTACGAAGTACGTCATATAACGATAGTTCCGATCTACTACAAATTGGTGTTATATCTAGGTTGTTAAATTCAACTTGGTTACAACAATTGCTTGGTGTTGGTGACGCATCTGTAAATCAATTTTTTTCACGAGATGGTGATAGAATTGACGGTGACTTTGCTCAATCATTCTCAATAAATTCTGAGTATGAAATCAACCCGTTTATTTCTGGTAACTACCCTGACGCACAGATTTATTTAGGTGAAGATGGACCAGGAAAACCAGTTTTTGGTGTTTTTTATGATATTAATGAAGAGAAATATAAAAATAGAAAGGGATTAAGTCCTGGTATTACAATATATAATATTTCACCATTATTAAGTTATAATTACGGTTACCCAACAACACAAGATGTACCAAACTATAAATGGAAACTAAATTCGGTCTCTACTATTTTTGGTAATGAGTTAAACAATTGGGAAACAAATGGTCCGTTCTTCCACAAAAAATATCAAGATTTAGATAGTAATTCGGGGGATTATTTTACAACACCAACATCTTCAGCCCCTGATATTAATTTTGGTTTTATAACAAACTTCGCAACACCATATGATTTTAACTCACAAATGACACCTAATGTGTTAGGAGGAACGTTAACACCATTTTTAGTTGGTGGACCAAACCATTTTTATTTTGGTTTGAAAAACGGAAAAACGGCACTAAATCGGTTCATAACAAGATATATAACAACTGAAGAATAATGGGAATTGATAGTACAACAACAATAGTTTTAGGTAGTGAAAAATTTAAATCATCACAGAACCAAAGTATTTCTTTAAATGTCCCATTAGAACAGACACATAAAGAATCGGTTGAGTATGATAGAAATGTTGATTTAAATTTACAAGTAGTCTTTGATCAAGAACGTCAATCATCAACTACTTTTAGACCAACTTGTAAGTACACATTTATATTCCAAAATGAATTTAGCGGAACAACAACATACAAACCATATAAAGATAATTTATTCTATACTAACGCCATTAAGAATAAAATAACACAAACAACAAATCCAAATGTTGGTTGGGATGGTTATCCACAATATTTTGAATTTGATTTATTTAGAAATGACAATAATGTTTTAGGTTATACACAACCACCAAACAACCACATTAACTTTATAAATAAAAGTGCGACAACCTATAATTGGTCACATTACATAACATATGCGTTTGAGAACGATTACGACAAACAATTATATGCGATTGACCCCCAAACACAAGCATCGTGGTATTGGTTAGCAAACGAGGGTATTCCTTTTTATATTAAAACAGGATCCGACTTAAACAATAATGAAATATCGTTCCAGACACCAATGAAACACGGACTAAATGTTGGTGAATTTGTTAAATTACCATTTAATTATGATGGTGTTGACCTTTTTCAGGTAAGTAGTCTGGGTGACGTTGGTTACGGTAGTGATGTCTACATATTTAATATTGATAATATTGGATACACTGGGACAACTTTTCAAACAGGTAACGTTGGTAATTTTAAACGAGTAATTAACGACACAAATACTGGTGAAACAACATCAAAATATTATGTTAGATTACATAAAGTATTGACAAACTCAGAATGTGCGGTATTAACTAAGGCTGGTTTTGAATTAAATAATTTTAGTAATAAAACAAAATTAGAAAAGGCCGTCTTAACACCAAATAATGTTGAAAGAACGTCAATTAAGGAAGGTAACCAAAGTTATACATTATCATTTAATTGTGATATAGATATTAATCCATTATTGGATAACCAAAAAAGACCAATTAGTGAATTATATTTTACAACAATTTGGAGAGGTTATTTTGGTTGGACAAAAGATTTAAAACAAGGGTTTGATTTTAATGTACCATTAATTAATGGGTTAACAAATCCTTGGTGGGATCAAACAAATCCCCTATCATCAACTGGTGTTTTACAATCCACATATAATTCAAACACACAACCACCAGCTGGACCATTTTACTATAATGAATTATTAACGATTGGCGATATTATTGATGGTGCGTATTGTGAATGGAATGATTATGATCAAATTGAACGTGTTATATCTGAAATGAATCATAAAATAACTTTTGACGTTAGTCATTTTAATGTTCCGTCATTAATGTTATCAACAAATCCATTGGGTTATTATTATAAACCACATTCACCATTAAAAATTAGGTCGTTCTCGGATTATATTGAGGAAGCACCAGCGAGTGGTGTTATTGGGATACCTAATTATGCGTTTTACTCAAATTTATCAAATAGTTTTAGATGGCGAGATATGTATCCATATGGATATATTGATACTGCTGATATTGGTGTTGATTATCCGTTTTTAAACGGTAAACATTATCCATATGATAATTATATTTTTAGGTTATACCCAGAGGGTATTGGACTACAAAACATAAGTGAAATTGAAATACCAACAACAGATGAGTGTGAATAAATTTAAAATAGTGTTACCAGATAATGATCAGTTCGTAAATGTCCCTATTGAGATGAAATGGGATTTTACTGGACGTGACGATAGTATTGATGAATATCAAGAAAAAATGGTCAAAGAAGTTATTGGTTTGGCCAATGATTTTGAAACAATTCGGTTTTCACACAACGAATTCCAAAACCAAACAACTGAAATTAATTATGAGTTTCAGTTTTATGACAATACTTTACCAATAAGTGCAACAACTGTGACACCATTAAATTGGGACGTGACATATTTGAACGAAGGTTTTACACCATCTGACATTTATTATTTTGTTAAACCATTCACAAAATCATTTTTTAAATTGGATTTTTATGATACACCACAAGATAAAACACAAACATTATATTTCACAATTATACTACCGGTACAACAAGGTCAATTTGAGAGTGTAATATTATCACCATTATTACCACCTGTTGATATTAGAAAACCAAAATTTAATTTGGATTTTATTGGTGATAAGGAAGGGTTTTTTATTTATTGGTTAAGAAAAAGAGATTTCATTGATATATCTGAATTTTATATGTCGGCAAAATTTTTTAATGGTAGAACTGGTGTTTATTCAGTAATGACAAACACACCACAACCACTAATAACACCCAATAAATTCACATTCCAAGGGGAAAATTACTTTTACTATAAATTAAATTTAGATTATAACACAAACACATACGAGGTATTCTCAACAATAACAAATAATAGAGTTGGTGATACCACAAACCCAATAACTTGGTACGAATATATTAACCCATAATGGAAGAACAAAAATATTATTTTAAGATATCACCCGAAAATATTAAATCGGATTTAACCACAGTAACATATACTGCTGGAACTGAAGTGTATTATGATATTGATCTTTGTTGTTTAGTTACAGCAACAACAGAAAACACCATAACAGGTACTACTGGTTTATATTTGGATATGAAAGATATTTTATCTGGTGGAACAAATGGATCGTCAATTTTAACTGGGTTAACCATACCAATTTTATTTACCCAAACTGCGATTGATTTTGGTTATTATTCGGTGTTTGATGGTGCTATACTACAAAAAGACGTTATAAACAATTTTGTGTTTACTGCTAACACATCAAACCCTTACACGTACATATTTTATAATACATCAGATGTTGAGATGGTTAAATTTTTAGGTTTAATCACATACACTTTGAATTGGGGTGATGGTTCACCAGAAATTACGTTAACAACACCTGGACCAATAAATCACACATATCCATCATCAGATAGTGAATATACAATAACAATGAAAGCCAATTCACCTTGGGGAATATCTTTAGTTGAAAAAACAATAACAGTACCATTTACTGGTACAACAATACCAAACCCAAACGGTGTTGCAACATTTACACCAACTGGTGGTAATTGGAGTGGTACACCAATAAGTTATGACTATATATTCACTGGTGATTCTAACACAAATTTGGTTGATTTTTATAGTGGTAATTATACACAGACACCATTTTTAGTTAGTGGATATACAGAATCATCAATTAATGATTTATCACAATACGGACCAAAATACAATTTACTTGGTGGTAAATTTAAAATCGGTGTTGAGGTGACAGGAACAACAGGTTGTGTTGGAACGGTATGGGGTCCAGACGTAACAAACATATATACTGCGTATACAATAAATAACATTGACTATTTTGATTTTGAGGACTATACCTTATATGTTACTTATTCATCTGGATTAACACAAAACGACCTTGTTATGTCGGCAATAACCAAAAACGAGGGATTAATTAACGTTATTGATCAACCAGAAGTCCAAACAAATGTTTTTATTGAAAGAGGAAAACAAGGTGTTTTGGAATATATTGAGAGAATTGGTGAAATTGATAATGTTGGTGATTTGGAAAAATATGGTTATGGGTTTTTTAATGTAAAAAAAGATACCGCATAACTATTTATTACTAACAAGGATAAACAAAATTTTAAATATTAAAAGATGTCAGTTGGCAATTACGGAACAATAAGAAGTGCGGATGTTAGTCCGGATGATGTTGAGATTATATTAAATTACACACCAAGTCGTGATGTGACAGATAATTTTGTATTAACAAAGTTGGATGCCAAATCAATATTAAAACCTTATTTTCATAATTCAGAAACTGGTGGATCAAACAATGAAATACTTGGGGGTTTATATAATTTAAAACTACCTGCAGATGTGTTTAACAAACTTGGAATCTATACTTTATATATTAAACCAGCGGAAATAAGAACAACAATAACTGATTGTGGCGTTTTATCGGCATTACCGAACGTTAAAGGAATTGTAATTGATTTAAATAATGTTCCATCACAATTTAGAAATAAATTTGTCAATCAAGGACTTGTTGGGTTTAGAGTTGAATATTTAAATTCAGACGGAACAAAGATACCAAACTTCTTCAGAGTGATAACGTCATCGTTTTATTGTGAACCAGTTGTCCAGAATTTAACTAATACATCACAAAAGTCTATTAGATATATCTATGTTGAAGGTGCGTCAAACTTATTATTTTGTACGTTATCACCATCCTCATCACCAACTAACAAACCAAACGCAACACCATTTATTGGACAACCAAATCAAAACATAATAATTTCTAACACATACTTTAATCCAATAACAACTGAGATTGAAATTGTGGATCAAGACATTTCAACATTAGCAATTGCGTTATACGGAAATCAGACCAAATCTATGGATGATGGTATCTACACAATTTACGATAGTAATAACAATATTTACAAACAATACAACTTATACGAAATTAAAGACCAATTTAATGACTTATTATATGAAGTTAGACAAGATAGAGGTAATAACATTGATTTCAGTAAAGCATTTAACAATATAACGGGATAATGGCATTAAAAAAATATACATGCCCACCACAAACACCATCGGGAAGTGGGACTTTTTCTGACAACTTAGTTGGTTTCCAATTAGTTGATGGGGGAGGTTTTACACAAGGAAATTTTGAATTTACAGAAAACTTAACAGAAAAACAAAATAGAACATTTAATATTGGTTCTTTTTCTGACCCAATAAATTTGGATAGTTTAAAAATAACGAGTGTTGACGAATCTAGATTATTACAAGCAAAAAACTTCAGAGTATTCCCGAATTTTGACTTATCACAAGTAACAAACTTTACATTATACGGATCATTAGTAAAACGAATTTCGGTATCGGTTACAAACATTGTAAACTATTTTCCGGGTGGTTTAGAAATAATCACAACAAAACCTGATTTTACAAAAACTGAAACTGCAAAAAATATTGTTTACGACCCAATTGAGAACGAAACATATTTTGAAATTCCGATAAATGCAATTAGAAATCCTTTTGATGTTGATTATTCACAAAACGCAACAAGAAACTTAGAGGTTAGTGAATTAAGAGTTTCACAATTAAGGAATTTTACAACAAATTATGATAAATACGCGGTTTTTGTTAATAATAATAGTTATGTAATAAATACTTTTGAACCAACAACATCAACGTCACAAACATTAAATATGTATGTTGAGGGTAACCCATTTTCTGGTGAATCAATAACGTACACATCAATATTAATACGACCAACAGACTATTATGTTAGTAAAGTTTTTAACGAAGAGTTTGATGAGGTTGAAAAGTTTTTACTAAATAGAAGTTCAGTACCACAATATACGGCAACATTTAATGTCACAAAAGAAAATGAAGATGGTACTTTTTACTTAACAACTGAAAACATAACATTCCCTAAAAATGGTTTTTGGAATTTAGATATTAGTTCGGTGTCGTTTGATAAATATTTAACGCAATTAAACACTTTTGCAACAAGTTTAGATACTTTTAGAACAAATTTGGTATCTAGGTTTTTGACAACTGGTGCGTTTAAAGAATTTGACACTGATGACCAAAAAATGGAAAAAATCCTACAAATTTATGGTAGGAGTTTTGATGAAACAATGAAATTCATATTGGCATTACCAAATATGAATAACGTACATTATATTGTTAAAAATGATATACCATCACAATTATTAAAAAACTTAGCACAAACATTGGGGTGGAAAACAAATATTTCACCAATAACTGAAGAACAATTATTGGATTCTGTTTTCAATAATGGGTCTAACAATTTTTCTGGTGTTGGTATTGGTCAAACCCCAGAGGAGTTAAATTACCAATACTATAGAAATCTAATACTAAATTCGGCTTACTTATTCAAGTCAAAAGGAACCCGTAAATCTATTGAAATATTATTACGATTAATTGGTGCTCCAGAAATGTTAGTTGAATTTAATGAATACATTTATGTTGCAGACCAAAAGATAAATTTAAATGATTTTGAAAAACAATATCAGTTAATAACTGGTGGTACCTATAACCAAGAATTACCGGTGTTAGACACTACTGATATCTTCTCAATTATGGGGACACAATATACAGGGTTTACAACACAAACAATATCACAAAATGTTGACACTGTGTTAGAAGACTACCCAATTGATGATCTTGGTTATCCAGCAATGCCACAACAAAGTGATTCGTTTTTTTATCAAATTGGTGGTGGTTGGTTTGAATCAACACCTCAACATAGAATGCCCGAAAAGGTCAATACAACAAACAGTGTTTTTACTGGTGAGAACCCAACATTTCAAACAACATTACTACCTTTTAATTATGGTGAACAGTACCTACAAAGATACCGACAATTTCCATATATGAATTTAGGTTTTAGGTTAAGAAAGGTTATTGACAATAAAAAAAGTTGGACAGATGAAGAAGATACTTTAAGAAGAAGTTTTGATGGGAATTTTAATGCGTATTATGAAGTTGGTGATGAAAATTTGACAATTAACGTTAAAAACGTTGATATACATATGAATCCAGCACAAGGGTTAGTTTATGATGTTTATACAATGTCAAGAACATATAATTACCCAATACCAAACGAGGGTTTGAATTATGTTAAACCAACACATTGTGATCCAACACCAAATAATCAATACCCAAAAAGAGGAGGGATTGACTGGACAGAAATAAATCCTAAACCAAAACAAAAGACGTTTTTTGAATTTGCGCAAACATTTTGGCGAAATATGATAAACGTTAGAAATAGACAATACATAACAGATGGTAAAACTGGAGGTTACCCAACTTTACA